AAGAAAATCTTTCTTGCTCCTGTTTTACTTCATCTAAAAATGTAGAATTTAATTGATCCTTCATAATAGTTAAAGCTCTATTAATTTGTTTTTGGTTAGACACATCGTATTCTGTTTTTGGTTCTGGTATTCTTATATTAATCTTTGTCATTATCTTTTACCATCTGCTTGTAAATCAAGTCTTAAAGTTCCAAATCTCCATTCTTCTCCAGAACTATCATTTTCTATTTTAACATTTACAAACCTACCTCTAGCTCTTGTATCTTTTTTAAGAGTTGAAGATGTGACTGTAAATGGACTTAATGAAGTTGTTGTATCAGATTGTTGTGGATATCTTTTTACACCTAGACTTACTTTTGCATTACCTGTTAGTGTTTTAAAATCAGGTACAAATCTTCTCATTGCTAAAAATACATCACCTGCTAGTTTTAATCCAACCTCTCTATTATCTTTATTTCTTTGACTCTGTTGTAAATCAATATCGTATGATTTTACAAAAGATGTAACTGTTGTAGTAGATCCATCTTCATTGACTTGGTCAGTTCCTACTTCGTGTTCAAAGAATTTAGTCTGACCCAAACCATCTTGACCAACTACTGCTGGAAACGTACCATTACTTGATGCATCATATTTAGTTGCAAAAGGTTTTGGATATACAATTGCATCAATCCAAGAGGTCCTTGCTTCAGTGCCCGTGTACCAAACACCGTTTCTCATTGGCTCACCATAATTAAATACAACATACTTATCATTATAACTTGCACTTGATGATGGATAGTACCAAATAACTTCTGTAAATAAGTTATTAATACCCGCCATAACTTGTTGTCCTTTTGTAGTATCAAAATTATCATAAACAAAATCTTCTACACTACATGGCAGTGATTTAACTGTACCATCAAACATAAAGAAACCATTTGCAGATAACCAGAACGCAGCTCCATCTACTTCAACGACTGCATTCTTACCTATTAATCCACAGTTCGTACCAACTTGTTCAAAACTAAATGTAAAAGGTGCACCTACAAATTTCATTGTGTACAATGCATTATCTGTAAATACTAGAATTGTTTCTTTTGCTTTGATAGCACCAACTATTTTTGTACCATCCTGCAGTCTAAAATCACCTGCAGTATTAATAGCAGTTGCTGCATAATCATTAATGTCTTCTTGATCCGAAAATCTAATAAACATATCATCTTGTGTTGTTGTATCTCCAATAGTTGTTTCAGTTCCAAAATGACATAAGTGTCTAGTTGTTGGTGACACTAAAGTTAATCTTGATGCAGTTGGATTAGATGATGTAGAAAAACCAGATGTAGATGTTGACGCTCTTGTAGTCAAAGGTGTTGCTGCACCTGCGTTCCATGTAAATGTTTTACCATTTGCAATAGTTGCAATCAATACTTGACCAAAGTTATCTAGACTCCAAAGACCTGGTTCAAGAGTTACTTCTGACGCTAATACACCTTCACCCCAATCAGAAAAATTTGTAGCATCTGTTGCGGTCACTCCTGTATTATGTGCTGCATTATCAGTACCATCTACATTTCTAACTATACTTTGTAAGTTTGGTGATGAAACAGAAGCATAAGATATTAATTCATTCTCTACTAATATTCTACCTGCAGCACTAAAGTTTGTTGTTGCAGCTAATGTAACATTTGTACCAACACCACCTGTACCAGCAGAGTTTGCACTTAATGATCCGTTTAACGTAGACGTTGCAGCTCC